GACTTTTATCAGGTGTGATATACTATAAGAATCATGGTCATCCTACTATATTTGATGAGTATAATTGTGGTTATGAAGGCATGGATGGAACAATGGTTATGTTTCCATCACAAGTTATGCACCATGTAGAAAAACAAGTTGTTGATACTGAAAGAATTACACTTGCTTTTAATGTGACTTACGCTGATCCTGCCATGCGACCTAAAAGAGATTGGGAAAATAATGCTAATCCATGAATCTTATACCATACACAGACATCAATATCCTTTATATGAAATAATAAATCCAACATTGCATGAAATTATTTTAGAGAATGCAACTATAGAAGATAAAGGAGCATTGATGACTTCTTGGAAATGTTTTCAGATAAAAGAATTTAAAACAATAGCAGAGTGGGTAATCAAACTTATATTAAATTCAAAGAGAGATGTTTATAGTCCTATACCATTAAGTCTTGAACTATCTGATTTATGGGGCCAGTTATATAACACAGGTGATTTTCAAGTTCCTCATGACCACTTGCCACATCACTGGTCTTTCGTGTATTATGTGAATACCCCTATGGGATCTTCTCCCTTAGTGTTTGAACAGTCAGGTCAAAAAATATATCCTAAAGAAGGGGAGGTTATATTTTTTCCTGCTTGGATAAGACACTTTGTACCAACTAATGATTGTAAAGAAAGATCTATCATAGCAGGTAATTTCTACAGTTATTATAAGTAATGATGCCTTTTGATGCCTACCGTTGTTATCTCTCTTTAAAGAATCACTTTACTAAAGATCATTATGATTATCTAAAATATCGTGGTAAAACTAGAGCAACAGTTCAAGCCTTTTATAAAAGAAAGGATAGGTTCTGGTTTGAAAAGTTTGCAAGACAAAAGAATGATAAAGAAGTAGAAGAATTCTTTGTATCTAATTTCATATACTCAACCGATCCCGGAACAATGTGGATAGGTGAGATGATAAAAGAGGGAGAGGGTAGATACACAGAGTGGAAAAAGAAAATACAATCACTATCATATATTTTTAAAGAAGAGACTCATGATCTTTTTACAGACAGAAAGGTTGATGAAGTCTTTGATTGCACCAAAGGACACCCACCTATTCTCCGAAATTATTTGAGTGGGAAAACCTCACTTGAAACTTTGGTAATATGTGATAGAATATTTGAGTATGGAAAAGAGTTTGATCAAAAACTAAATGACCCAGTGTGGGAAACCGTTAGTTTGAAGATAAAAAAATATTCTCCTTTCCTAAATATAAATGTACCTCGTTATAAAAAAATCTTAAAAGAGATAGTCCTATGAGTTTTTTCGATTCAGAAGTTGTCCGTGCTGAAATGGCAGAGATTGCAGAACTTCAAGAAGAAGTTTATCCCAATGTCTTTAAGTTTCCTAGCATGACCATAGAAGATCAACGTTATCACATTGATCTCTTAGAAAAACTTTGCGAAAAACAAAAAGTTCTATATGCTCGTTTAAGTTTATCCGATGACCCAGAGGCAAAACAAATGAAGGATAATATCCAATCTGGTGCAAAACAGATGGGACTTCCTAAAGATGTTGATGTCCAAGTCTTGTTTAAACAAATGGGTGAGATGGTGAATCTCATGAGAGATACACTTGACTATCAATAGATTTGTCCTATAATAGGTACACACAAGCCAAATCCAATTAATCTAAAAAATCTTATGTCTTTTTCAGATCTAAAAAAACAATCCAAACTCGGTTCTTTAACATCTAAACTTGTTAAGGAAGTTGAGAAAATGAATAATGCTGGTGGTGGAGGTGCTGATGAGCGTCTCTGGAAACCAGAGGTTGACAAAACCGGTAATGGATATGCCGTAATTCGTTTCTTACCTTCTCCAGAAGGTGAAGATATTCCATGGGCAAAGATGTATTCACATGCATTCCAAGGGCCTGGTGGTTGGTATATTGAAAATTCTTTAACCACAACTGGTGGTAAAGATCCTGTTTCAGAATACAATCGTGAACTCTGGAACAGTGGTAATGAATCCGATAAGGATACTGTTCGTAAGCAAAAACGTAAGTTGTCTTACTATGCAAATATCTACGTTGTAAAAGATCCATCTAATCCTCAGAATGAGGGCGGTGTATTTCTTTACAAGTTCGGAAAGAAAATCTTTGATAAGATTATGGAGTCAATGCAACCAGAGTTCGAGGATGAATCACCAATTAATCCTTTTGATTTCTGGCAAGGTGCAAACTTTAAATTGAAGATCGTCAAGAAAGATGGATACTGGAACTATGATAAGTCAGAGTTCGACACAGTAGCACCACTACTTGAAGATGATGATGCGTTAGAAGCAATATGGAAGAAGCAATTCTCTCTTGCTGCTGTAACTGCTCCTGATCAGTTTAAGTCTTATGATGATCTTTCAAAACGTTTGAAGTATGTCTTGGGTCAAAGACCTCCTGCTCGCATAGCAGATGAGGATCTTGAGGATTTAAGTGAAGGTAAAAATTACACACCTGACTTTAGTTCTCGTAAAGAACCAGTTGCTGCCACAACATCTGCTAGTTCAGATGAAGATGATGCACTATCATACTTTCAAAAACTTGCAGAAGAGTAGTT